CCCCCCTTGGAAAACATAATTTAAGCAAATTATGTAACCATTATCTTGAGTTTTCAAGACAGAGATTTAATTCTCTGTGATCTTGATACTTGATTTAATGTGTTCCGAAGCTAGAATAGAAGCTTGATATCTTTTTATCAATCTATTCGGGTAGTACCTTATCGTCTGACGTCCCCTCTTTCGAGAGGGATCAGCGTAAGTACTACTTGTCCCTGTATTTAGGTTTTATAAATTCCTTTAATAATGAAAATTATTAAAGAAGCCACCCTATATCGTTGGGATTTGGAATCAGTTATAAAATAGAGGGATCTATACCTCTTAAAAGTTATAATCAAATATCCAATTTCCTTTCGATATGAGTGAGTTTCCCAGTCGAAAGACTCAGGACTTAAAATGTTTTAAATAGAATGCAAAAAAATAATAATTTTTCTACATCTTTCTTTAAAAATTTTAAGCTTTATAAAACTGTGTACAAGGCGGGTAGTATGATCTCACTTTCAGATGAAAAACATCTGAAGTTAGTGTTCCTAGATATAGGTAGGAGAATCCTCCAAACCATATTTAATAACACTAAAGAGACTAACCGTATTAGAATGATGCATAATTTTGCCCAGTTCATTATTAAGTTTAATAAGAACCACGGCGAAATTATGACAACAAAATATCTAAAAGCTTGTCAACTAGCGGTTCAGAAGAAGATAGCGGGACAACCTTTCTCAAGTTTGAGAGAGATTGAACCTGACTTACCTTTACCCAGACTTTCGAAGTCCGGTCTACCTAATTGTATTAAATTAGCTGACCGAGCCTCGATTTGTCGAGGATCTTTAACAGTTATTCGTCTTTGATTAACTCTGTTCTCTATTTATAGAGTTTTTAAAACAGATTTTAATCCAAAGATAAATACTATTACTGATCCTTTTACTGGAGATCAAAAATCATTGAACGATTTTAATTATTTTTTAGAAAATTATTCTAAAAAAATTCTTACAAATTTTTCTTTGAAATTTGATCTTAAGGAATTAGAAGTGAAAAGGCTTGTGCCAATTCAAAAATCTAGTCCCTCTAGTAAGGTGAGTTGAAAAGGAATTTTTACTTCATTTAATTCATTAAAAGCAAATTCTATTGTTTTTAATTCAATTAATGAGTATATTTCCTTAACTTCTTCTGAGTTTCTGAGAACTGTATTTTCAAACTTGGAGTGATCTATTGATCATGTCTCCTCGTTCTCCAATATGATTCGCGACGGTAAAGGCTTCCAAAGCTCTGAAGGTTCTACTGCCCCTATAGGGCGGTTAGCTTTCAAAGAAGAGGCAGCCGGGAAGCTAAGGGTTTTTGCGATGGTTGATGTAATAACACAATCACTGCTAAAACCTTTACATTTGAAACTTTTTGATATATTTCATAAGTTGCCAAATGATGGTACTCATGATCAGGAAAAGGCATTTTTGTATGCTCAATCTTTATCATTGAAGTATAATGCTTCCTTTGGTTTTGATCTTTCTGCTGCAACCGATAGGTTGCCTGCAGAGTGTCAAGCCAAATTATTAAACGGATTGTTTGGGTCGAACTTCGGAGATATCTGATTAAAGATACTGGTTGATAGACCTTATAGAGTAAATCGTAATTCTTATAAAATATTAGAAGGAGATTACTACTATAAAGTTGGACAACCTATGGGAGCACTTTCATCTTGAGCGATGTTGAACCTATTACATCATATGATGGTTCAATACTGCTATAAGATGGAGTACCCCACATTCCAAGGTTGATATGCCGAGTATGTTGTACTTGGTGATGATATTGTACTTTTTG